GTGGTTCTTGCTGACTGTAGTCAAAGCAACCCCACTTGTGGCCCTCTTCTGGTATAAATAGTGACCGAATCAACGGTCCGAGTTCCTTGTGTCGTGCAGGTATTTGTTGCAGGTTAGGGTTAGAATAACTAAATCGTCCTGTCACTGTACCGCCGTCATCACTACGAATTTGATTGATATCTGAGTGTATACGTCCTTTGTAGTTATGTTTTAATATCGTATCAATAAACGTAGTGTTGGCTTTGTTAATCTCTCGAGCTTGATTAATTAGTTTTGGCAACTCGTGTGGATGAGTCGCCAAGAAATTTTTTGTAAATGATGGTGCACCTTTTTCTGTCCTGTCATACGGTAGCTTGACTATGTCAAATGCTTTTGCAATAGATGCAGCAGCCCATATCTCTACATCAAAACCTGCTAGCTTTTGTATGTCGCGGTGCATTTCTTTTTCTGCATCGACCAGTTGTGCTTTTGTTGCTTCTGCTTTTGCAACGTCAACGCGTACACCTTTAAACTTCATATCAACTAGACATGGAAATAGATTCGTTTCTAAATTAAATACATCCCATAAATCTTGTTTAGATATTTCGTGCTGTAGTGCATGCCATAACTTTAACGTTACAACTGCGTCTTGTTCTGCATACTCACCAACCAGTGGCGCTGGCAGTCTCCACATTTCTGACTTGGGATTGATACCCCATTCTTTTGCTGCTTCTTGTAATATCTTTTCGTTCTTGCCTATGCCTACATATTCTTTACCCAACGCATTCAATGCATAGCCCCATCTGTTTTCATCTATTAATGATGCTGCAATCAATGTGTCAATGATACCACCACGGATTTGATAACCCATAGAACGTATCCAGGATACATCGTACATTGCATTGTGAAATATTTTTGTAGCGTCGGTGTGTAAAACTTCTTCGAACCAATCCAATACCAATCCACGGTCCATGTTCCCACCACCTTCGTGATTGATTGGAAAATAACCTGACCATCCTTCTACTGCAACTGCAATACCAATCACTTCACCGTCACCACGTACAGAACCAGATCCCATTGTTAATAAATTTGGATCTCTTGTTTCTAAGTCGATTGCAATTTCTTTGCGGTCAGATAAATCTGGTAAATTTGTCGGTGGAACCCATTCTGTTTCGGGTTTGAACATTGGTACCTGTAAAGGTTTAGGCATAATCTCTCTCTATTATCATTTCTATGTAGTGTATCGCCTTCTCTAAATCTTGCTTGCCGCTTCCCTTGTGTGGGTGGCGCATGATATACTTTATAGCATTTCCTTCAGCAAATAACAATTTGTTTTTATTGATGAATTCCGCGGGTTGTATCTCGTATCGGTTGTAGTGACTACCACCGATTTGTTTTTTTAATGACTTCATAGCACGTATGCCCTTTCATAATTTCTTGGTTCTAGTATATGCAAATTTTCTTTTGCTCTTGTCACTGCTACATAAAATAACCTGTGTAGCTCGTCTGGTTCCCGATCGTTTTGATCAACACTAGACTTAGTAATATCAGGAAGTAATAATACATTATCCGCTTCACCTCCTTTCGCTCCGTGTATAGTTGACATTGTAATTCGTGGTGTTTGCGAAATCTTTTCTTTGTTCGCTAACATGTTTCGTATGTAATTCTCTGTGTTTGTATCTATCTTTGTAAATGCTTCGTACCAAACTTTATTAGTTTGCAATCCGTGTTCCGCGATGCAGTCTTCTTGTGTATATGTCAAATCATTGTTCATCGTTTTACCGGTGCGGTAACCGCGTGTTACGTTGTCACCAAGATAAGAATAAATATTTTTTATTTGTATAACATTTAACATACCACCCTTTGACCATTCTTGCCAATGTTGTATGGCCATTAATAAATCTACAGGTATAGAGTTTCGTCCTTTGTGAGAAAAATACCACCCCTGCAGCTCACATAAATCTTTTACATCATCTAAAAAATAATTTGCAGATGCCAACACTAACCATTCGCCTTCGCTCATGTCCACTTGTGTAATGTCTGAATACCTGTTCAATTTACCAACAGCTTCACGTGGCCTGTATGTTTTATCAAAACGATTGTTGACGCGTTCTATTATGCTTTGTGATAGCTCGTGTATAGGTCCACCAGGAATACGGTAGGATTGTTTTAGTGTGTCGATCTGATCTACTTCTTCTTTAAGAGCGATAAAAGAATCAACGTCAGCACCAGCCCATTTAAATATAGCTTGATCATCGTCCCCTGCAATGTAGGTCTTGTCAGCTTTCGACCAAAGAGACCTGACCATTCGCCACTGCAAAGGTGAGAGGTCCTGTGCCTCGTCAATAAATAATACGTCAAAAGATGGTGATACATCTTGTTCAACAAATCTTTGTAACATGTCAGCATAATCTATCATTCCTTTCTCTTGCTTATACCGCTTTAGTTCTCGGTCTAATAAATACAATGTATCGCGTTCAATATCAAGATAGTGATTGTTATCATCATACAAATCCATCACATCACGCTCTGTAACTCTAGCTTTGTTTATCAATGACAGGTATTCATTGTCAGATGTAAATGTGCCGTCAGAATCAGAATTGTTTGCATGTTGTATTCTTATGCTAATACCAACTTTAGACCCAAAGTCTTTGTAGTCACGTGTCTGCATAACCTGCTCACGTTTTACACCTAGTGTTCTAAATGCTAGCGAGTGTAATGTTCTAAAAAAAGGTAAATCGTCCTGTGCATCAAGATTAAACTTCTCTGCAGCTCTACCTGATGCTTCTTCTGCGGCCTTACGTGTAAAAGAAAAATATCCTATTCTTTTAGAATCAACACCGGCTTTTAAAAACTGATCTACTAAATCTAATAGTGTAGTTGTTTTACCTGTACCTGGTGGTCCTAAAATAATAGTCTTCATCAGAACGGACTCTCTTGATACGTAACATGAGACACATCTGGTTTGTATGTCTTCATCGCTTTGATCTTAACGACTCTTGGTGTTTGATTCTTTAAAGTCATTCTAACTTCTTCTTCAAATATTTTTAATTGTTTAATTAAGTTACCCGTTTTTATTTTATCTAGTTCCCAGTTATTTCTTTTTGCAAAACTATAAAAGTCTTCCATTCTAAAATAAGTGTAGCCCTCGTCAGTCCATGCAGCTTTATTAAGTATGTCATCTTTTGTACGCGCTATCGCTCTGTGCACTGTAAAGTCATACAATAAATTTTCTATTTGGTTTTGTGGACTTAATGACTCAAGAGGTTCTATCTCTTGTAGATTACCCATTAAAGGTTTTACATATACCTCTCTCCAATCTTTTGCTTTTGGTATTGGTGATACAATGTTTGCTTGATCTAATACTGCTATCGCAAACAAATTAGGATTGTGTAACTGTTCTGTTTTTAATTCTACTCTCTTGCTGTCTACATCTAAAAACCATTGTGGTGGATTAGAGTTTATTTTTGACAACGTACCAAATTCTGGCATCTGCTCTTCTTCAAAACCTACACCAAACTTTTTTGTTCTACATTTTGCAGCATTACACACACCACATATTGGTTGGTCTTTACATCTGTATTTATCATAACCACGTTTACCAATAGAATTCATCAACTGTTTTACTTCTTGAAAACTTAATGGTGGATCCATGTACTTTTGATTAGACGACATCACATCGTTCTCCCATGTGTCTGGGTTAGCTTGCTTGTGATACACAGCTACATTAAATAATGCGTTGTTTCGTGATCCTTCACCAAAACCTTCGTCCGCTAATTTATTTAAGCAAGGTGGTCCATCTTTAAACGCTTCGTTAGTTTCAACTTTTTTTACAGCAACTATCGCTTCTATCTGTTCTCGTGTCTGTACCCATTCATCATATATAGAATAGAATGATTCTAAACTAGCCGCGTTGCCTTCTGCATCAAAAGTATAGCGCAATCCCCTAATTCCACCATGGTATGGTAAATTTAAAAAGTTACCTGTATCACCACGTTCAACTAATATTTCAGTTTGTTTTGGAAATATCTCACTACCTGCATAACCTAAAGCTTCTGACATCATCTTTAGTTTTGACTGCATCAATGCAGCCGGTATGTATTCTGTTGCAAATAAAAATAGATGTGCACCACCAGATTTTGATCTAAATGTGACTAATGGGAATTTATGGGACTTAATAGAGGCTGTTATTTTTTTGTGATCTAAACCTTTGTACTCGTCAACGTCAATACAACCCCAACGACACTCGTTTTCTTCATTGATAGGTATGACACCTAGTGCAGGTTCTTTACCATCAAGATGGTCTTGCCAAAAAGTATCTGGTATTGGTTCACGTTTTATAAATGCTTTTCCTATGGCCTTGCCTTTGTCTGTAGTTTCACCAGATAAAACTAGCTGACCATACGCGCTTTTGTTGCCCTCAAATATTTCTCTAAACTTCATTTCTTCTTTCTAACTTTCTCATTTGTTTTATTGTAATAACCATTACTACATGGTGCTGAACAATATTTTTTGTGTTTTTGTGATGGATGATGTATTCTAAATGTAGTGCCACATTTAATACATGTCTTTTCCTCATCAATCATATATAATCCTTTCTCGTAGCCCCCAGTACGGGGGAGTAAACTAGGGGCTACACCATGGTTAAAACGGTACGTCTTCCTTAGATTCTGTACTGTCATTACCATGTTTTGCCTTCACGTCTCCCGTAGAAACACTATCAGCAAAACTTTTTGCGGACTCGTACATTGCTTTGTCTTGTACAGGTCCAACCTTTTCAACACTCCAACCAAACCAAGTTCCCTTGTCATTTGATTGCTCTACTGTTTTAAGGTTATACACGTGACTGTAAGCCGCTGGTGTAAACAAACCATTTTTACCTTTTAGTTTGATACTGGCCATCATTGCATTCCAATTACGACTCACTTTAAGTTGCGTTGACTTCATAGAAATCAATGCTGTTTGCATATCTTCAGTCAACACAAAGTATGATGCTGTGTTCTCAAGATAGTTACCATTGTCTAGTCTATCTTTATAACCTGCATCACGCTTAGATTGCTTGATGATACCACTGTTGGCCGCATGAATTGCAACAGGAGCACTTGTGCCCTGTCCTCTATCCGACCACTCAACATACTCACGTTTATAATAACATGGAATTATGTTGATACCTTTCTCACCATCATATGTCTGCTTAGTCACGGTATTGAATATCATACCTGGCTCTGCGCCTTCTACATACTTGGCATCCCGTTTGTTTGTCTCGGGTGACAGTTGTCCTAACACTCGTAGGAATGGTAGCGCAAA